TGCTTTAGGTGCAAATACAATAATATGTTTACATTGTCCACCCTGACTTTTATGTATTGAAATTGCATATGCAAGTTTAATGTTTTGAAATTTAGTTTTAGGAATAATAATATGAATGCCATTAAAGTCAACAATTATATTACTATACTGAATTTCAATTATTTTTCCAATTTCACCATTTGATATAAATGTTGTATCATCTTCATTAAATCCATTTTCTCTATAAATTACAGCTTTATAATCATTTACACATTGGATGATTGGATCACCTAATTTATATTCAATTTCACCATATTTTATAAATTCTTTATTATGGTTAATAACTGCCTGAATTTCATTATTAAGCACCTGTGTTCCATAATTACCTACATTCTGACTTGATAATATAAGAATATCATCAATAGAAATACCGTTGTTAATTAGTTTCTGATACATTTTAACAATATAATTAACAGCCTTATCTTGAATGATAGGCATTAATGTCAATCCTTTATCATCTCCCATAATCTGAATACCGTCTTTATTATTATCAAAGCTCTGTTTGCTATTACGGATATCCGTAGCTACTGTACTTAAACCTCCTATACCATAACGAAACACTTTAGTCAAGTGAACTGTTGGTATTATTTCACTTTTTAATAAATCATACAGTAAATTACCACAGCTTACTGAAGGTATCTGAGCATCGTCACCTATAAGCAATAATTTAGTTTTTTTAAAATCAATAGCATCAAGTAAATGCTTAAATAATGATACATCAACCATAGAAGTTTCATCAAGAATTATAATATCATAAGATAATTTATTATCTTCATTATGCATCCATGCTTTAGGTGGAACAAATCCTAATCCTCTATGTATTGTCATAGCTTGATGGTTTGTGTAACCCTGAAGCACTTTTGCAGCTCTGCCTGTAGGGGCAAGAAGTAATGATGATTTATTATTATCATTAAGCATATTAATAATTGCTTTAGCCGAATAGGTTTTACCACAGCCACCATAACCTTGTAATATTACAATATTATTTTTACAAACATATTCCATTGTTTTCATCTGATCGTCAGTAAGTTCAGAATCACCTATCATTCTATATTTATTTATATCAATATCCCAAGTCCTATTTTCTGAAAGTCCTTTTAATATCTTTTCAGCAATAAGCAATTCTGTTTCATAAGTTTGTTTCTTAGATATTCTAAGTGTATCTTTATCAAAAAATATCTCATCACAACCTTTTATTACAGGTGCAAGGTTGCTTCCAGCTTCTTTTGCATAAGTTAAGCATTCTTTTTGAAACATTTTTAAACTCATACATGTATTTCCGGAGTTTTCATTTTCATCAAGAACATATAACGCACATGATTTCATTCTCTGAAATGAAGTTAATAATTCAAACTGAAAATCAAGAATAGGTTTCTTATCTTCTTTAATATTCTTTTTTGATACATTATCAATTCTAATAAGTAATTCGTCAGCAGTTTTAAAACCTACACCGCCAAGCTTACAAAGACATTCATATGGGTTGTTATGCAGATTTTCTCTTATCTTTTGAATAGATGTATATTCTTCATAAAGTTTTTTAATAATTGAAATACTAAATATTCCTGAAAATTCATCTACTAATTCAGCTAATTTGAAATTCTCAATTACCTTTTTCTTAATAACATTAAAAGTATATTCTTTAATTCCTTTTGTTTTATTCAAATCAATATCATCAAGCTTATTGTTTATAATTCTATCAATTATATCTGGATAAACATTAACTAATGTTTCTGCTTGCTGCCAAGTAAGAATTTCACGAAGAAAATTCTTACTGCTTTCAATTGTATTAGGTTTTTCTGCTTTTATATTTATTACATTATATCCATATCCATATTTGTCTTGTACTTCTTCCCCTTTAATGATATATTCACAACCTATATTAAGTTCCTGTATATCACCCTTTATTGAAGTAGTAAGATATTTACCAATTTTAACATCTGGATATATATTTGAATTAACACTACAAGCATATATTTTATAGTTATCTGCATTATATAAGCATTTTGTAGGCATTGCTTTAAATTCTAATATTTTTTCAGCCGTGTTAATACACCTCCCATGTATTTATAACCTTTTCTAATTCATCTGTTTTAACCCACTTACCATCAATTAATTTTCTTTTGTTCTGATCTTTAAACCGTACATTTAAAATATCTCCTTGTTTAAACGGACATAAAGAAAATTCTTTTGCAGATATAACTTTTGTTTTTATAGACTCACCTGTCTTTAAATGATAAAGAGTTACATAAGGCTTACATTTGTCTTTATATGTTTTATATTCAGTTACATAATAAATGCCTTCAGGGGAATTATCATTTATATAATCTATGCAACCGAGATATTCAAGCTGATATTTTATTATTTTTTTTAATGATTTTTTAGGATTTAATTTATTCCATATTTCAATCAAAGCAGAATTATAATCAAAATTTATAAACTGTGTTGCTGTTTCTTTAGAATTATTTTTTATAATTTCATAATAATTTTCATCAACTTTAGTTTTACCAAATTGACTTCTTTCATATAAATATTCAAAAGCCTCAATAAATTGTTCTATTTTATTTATATTTCCATAGTCTGAAAAATAGTTTATTCTTGTAAGAATTTCAAGATGACCTCTATTTAATATTTTTGATTTCTTTATTTCTTTACAAACATCATAAAAAGTTTTTAAATTTATTTCTCCAATTTTATATAATTCATTAGCAACATTTTGACTTAATCCTTTGATAGATAATAATGATGGATAAATACACTGTCTTTTTGAATTTGCAACAAATTTACGATTGTCTACTCCAAATTTATATTTTCCTTCATTAATATTATAAAATTTTCGCATTTCTTTTTTTAATAAAAGTACCTTATCTTTATTTCCTTTGTCTGAATAATGTTGTAGTAAAACTTCATAAAATTCATAAGGATAATGAGATTTAAGATATGCACAATAAAGAGAATCAAGAGCCATACAATAAGCATGAGCTGAATTGAATCCGTATCCACAGGAGTCTGATATAATCTGCCATACTTGTTCACTCATTTTATTTGCGGTTGTTTCATCAACATTATCATCAGCTATAATACGTTTTTCAAATCCTTCAATAAATCTTGTTTTAAGAGGTCTAACCTTTTCAGGATGTTTCTTTGCAATAGCTTTAATAATTCCATAGCATTCATCAAGAGGAAATCCGGCATAGTTCAAAGTATTCATAGTTTGTTCCTGGTATAATATGAATGACTGAGGAAATTCAGGAGTTTGCAAAACCTTGTCAAATGCTTTAATTCCGTATTCAAAATGTTCTCTCGTTTCAAATTTAGAATACATAGATTTAAATGCTGGACGAATAGCTGCTATAAATGCTGCTAATTCTGATATATTATGAGGTTTAAATTTCATAGCTTTTTTAGTAGTAGATTCTTTTTCACACTGATTAATTCCTATTGTTATTCCTTTAGCATAAATATCCCATACTTTTTCATTATCTTTAACTAATTCAGTTAATTCATTTACAGTATTATGTTTGATACCAATACGGTTATAAAGTTTATTTATAAGTAAAACCACATCAACTTTAAGTAAATCATTTTTTAAAAACTTGTATTTTTCAGCAATTGCACCATCTACAACAGTTGTAATATATTCTTTTTTTGTTGTTCTACTTTTACATCTTATAAGTCCTATTTCTGAACGAATATCCCCTTGATAAAGAAGATAAGCACATGGGGCTTTTTTCTTATCTGAAATAATACCCCAATACTTTTTACTTTGATTTAGATATTCATGATATTCCTTATCAACGTAATCATATATATCTAAATCTTCTTTTTCATCGTCTTCTGCATTTTTATAATCTTCATCATATTTACCTATTTGTTTTGAAATCTCATTTGCCAAATCTATATTCATATTCATTGCTCTTGCATACATTTTAAATGCCGATTTTTTTCTAAGTGTACCAAAAGCAATCATTGGATATGAATGTCCTTTACCCATTATTTCTTCTTGAGCTTCTGCAAATATTTCAGGATTCCCACAATTCATATCAAGATCAGGAAGTGAACGTGTTTCAAGAATACGACTTTCTGATATAAATCTTTCCGGATAAAGTTTAATAGGGGACTTAAACCTATCAACTTTACTAAATCCACAAAGAGTATTAGTAAAATATCCTACGCCAGATCCACGTCCAGTATCGGTGATAAGTCCCCCTTTTTCAATTGCTCTTTGAACTATTTTATAATCTATTAAAGGGTAGTCAACCATTTTAGTCTTTTTATATACATTAACTTCTGTTTTTACTCCATCAATATATTTTTGCTTTTCTTCTATGCTCATATCTTTGGTATATTCTAAAAGCTGTTTTGCAATAAGCTGAGTATAAATTTTATTACGTTCTTCTTGTGTTTTATCAGGATAAATTGTTGGAAGTTTAATATCATCATTAAGAATAATATCTTCAAAAGTTAAACATATATCTGTATTATTCATTGCATCTTGAATTTCAGACTTTGTAAATACACCTTGTTCAAGAAATCTATTCATAATTGTATTGTTGTCTGGATAATCCATATACCAACCTTGTTCATCATTATCATAAACAATATTACTATCTGCTTCAAGTAAAACTGTACGTTCTTGTGCTTGTTCTGGATATATGTAATGGCTATCTAATCCTACTATCATTTTTGTATCTGTTTTTTTAGCTAATGCTTTTATTTTTTTATTTAATTCTTTTTGGGGATCAGTATTATGATATTGAATTTCAAGCATTATATTATCTTTAAAATGCTGTTTTAGTTTCATAAAAACATTTTCGGCATTTTCATATTTCCAAAATCCAATACAAGCCGTTGTAATAAATACATCATTAGCTGGAAGCGATAATAATAACTCAATATCTAATCTTGGTCTAAAATAGTATCCAGTTTCATTTGCTTTAGATAATACTTCATTAATTGCTTTTCTGCCATTTTCATTTTTTGCAAGAATAATAATATGACAATTTGCATTATCTTTTTCAAATCTATTGTATACCCAATATGCTTCTGCTCCAAAGATAAACTTTAAGTTATATTTTTTAGCAAGTTCAAAAGTTTGATAATAATATCCTTGCCATCCATGTTCAACGCTTGAAATGATCTTATGTCCTATCTCTACAGCTCTTTTTGCATAATCTTCATTTAATACTGCACTATCTGCTACATAGATATTACTATAGGATGTATGTCTATGATAATTTTGCATTCATTCACCTTCTTATAAATCAGCAAGAAAATCTAATAAATCATTATCTATTTCATTTTCATTTTCATTTTCTTCTGTATTAGTATTAAACATCTCTTTTTGTTCTAAGTATTCGTTATACGGCTTATGTAATTTTCTTGAATACCCCGACAAAACACTTAAAAAGTATTCATCTTTTTCAGTAACATCTATCCAAAATAATTTTTCATCCTTTGTTTTGTTATATTCTTCAGACTTACTATTGATTTCATTTACTGTTTCAATTATATTTTCTTTTAATTCATTTATTTTTTCTTCTGTAAGTGGAATTTGTACATAGCAATCAGAAAATATAAATTTTTCTTTTACATCATCAGGAAGGTTATCAAGAGAATTATAAAGAATAATATCTTCGGTATAATCATCCGGATTATATCCACACTTTTTCAACCACATCTTAGCATTAGACATAAGTTTTTCACCAATCTGATTCCTTTCAATTTGACGTTCTTTCCATTTACCATTCGCTTGCATTATATTAACAGTAACATATTTAAGGAATAAATATCTAATAGATATATGGTCAAGTGGTAATTTTGTTTTTTGTCTTATTCCTTCTGCATAAAGATAAAGCTGCCCACTTTCCTTTTCAAGTTTTTCACCTTTATAAATTGTAGATGTTTTATAATCAGTAATGATAATTCTTTTTTCTCCATTTTCATCTTTATAAACATCACAATTATCAATATAACCATTAAATATAATATCGTCAGTAATTTTTATCAAACAAAACATTTCAAGTATCATATTAGTATTATCTGGCTTGATATGATTTCTAAAAAAATGTTTAATGCATGATTCATATTTTCTTGCAATAGCATCGTTTTTATCTTCATCGCTACGATCATACTTATATCCAGCTAAATTCATAGTCATTAAGCTATCTTCATAACTTTCAATCATATCTTCTTGTTTTAGTTTGCCGTTATAATAATTCTCAAGAATATCGTGACAATAACCACCACTTGCACAGTAGATCGAATCTTTTCTATCTTCTTTAACATGTTTTATATATTTTAAAAAATAAGCATAATGGTCTGATTTATATGTATTATATCTACTCCATGACCATAAATCATTAACTGTATATTGTTTTTTAATTTCATTTAATTCTTCTTTGGTTTTTCTTGTTCCCATCTAATCAACTCCTTATGTTCTTTGTCGTCATATAAGATTTTATATTTTAACATAAATTCATATTGTTTATTAGGTTTATCTGCCGGGCTTTCACATTTATTAAGGATATTCCATTTATCATATATGTAATAAACATTTCTTATACCATAAAACTTTTCACATTCTTTACGTATATCATTAATTGAAATACCTTCATCAAAAGCAATGATTATATCTACATTTAATCCTATAAGAATTTTAACTTGTTCATCAGATATACTATGACATCCTACTGCTGTTCCTGTTCCGTCTTTCCTGCTATGTCTTTTAAGAACTGATTTTTCAGCTTCAAATACAACCACATATCCCTTTTCTTGAATAGTTTGATAGTTTTCATATAATCCGTAAAGATTCATTCCTTTGGAGAACGGTCTAATACCAAAATACTTAGGTATATCAAACTGATCATAATTAGTAATTGTTGTTCTGCCTACAATCCCAACATATTTATTTTCATCTTCACCACACCAATATCTCCATGGAATTGTAATCCTCTTTTTGTCATATGCGTAACCAATATTAAAGACTTTACATGTAAAAGGCATTATTCCTTCTCTTATCCAAGAAATATGTGGGAGATTAACATATTCTTTTAAAATACTATCATCATATATTTCAATGTCTTTATTCACAATACATCTTGTTTTTTTTACCTTTTTAAATACATCAAGGATATCTGTTTTCTTCTCTATGTTTTTCTTTTCATATTTTTTATAATTCAACTCTAAATACTGATGCATAAGTTTATTTGCTTTACCAAAAGAAACATCTTGTAATTTCATGATTAATATAAAAATATCACCTACAGCATTTAAATCTGAAGAATTAATAGCTGTAAATAGTGTTTCTTTTTTTACTGTAACTGCTGTAGTGTTTGTTTTATTAGGTAAGGCTGCACGATATTCAGTTTTATATTCTTTAATACCATGACAGCCTACCTTTTCTAAAACAAGCGAAATTTTGTTATTATCAATTATGTATTGTTTCAATTCATTTGCATTCACAAAATTTCACCATCTTTTCTTTAAAAATCTTGAATGACATGAGTTATACCTATTTCTTTCATTATATTTCTGCTCATATCATGTTCAACTACAATTTGAAATTGATTAGCTGATCCTTCTCTATTTTTTACAATAAATATAATTTGATAATGTTTATCTGAACTAAGAGAAACAGGAATCTTACTCTTTCCATTTTTACCTTCAAGTCTATATATTTTTAAAGCATTTTTACCATCAGGCTTTTCATCATCAAATAAATCTCTTATCATAATACCTGTACTTGCTACGTCCATAATATTTTTTGCAAGTCCTGTATTATCTTGTGTGTAATATCTCTGTTTTGTAGAACCTTTTGTAAGCTGGAATGTTATTAGTATATGTACATCTTTATTAGCCTCTTTGATCGTATCCTGAATATCAACCATAGATTGCGACATTGCCATTGCCGTAGCAGAACTTTCATTAACTTTACTTCCAGCATCAGCTTTAAATGTATCAAGCATAAAGTATTTTACGCCTAATCCGGCATATTTCTTAATAACTTTGATTGCTTTTTCTGTCTTATATCTTTTAAATGGAATAACCGTTATAGTATGATTTTGAGAAATTTCTTTTATCCATTGCTTACATTTTTTCAATAAAGTCCATACTTCATCAGTATATTTACCATCACGAAGAACAAATTTTTGTAAATCTTCTTTAAAAATATTATTTGCAGCCCATACAATCATTTCTCTTTGCCATTTAGACAATCCATCCTCATTAATCATTATGACAATTCTTTCATGATTCTCAATAATACTTGGTAATGTAGATGTTCTGGCAAATGTTGATTTTCCTACATTAGATAATCCTCCAACAAGAGTTATATTTCCATGTAACTGTCCTGCTGTTTCAGCATTAATTAATGGCATGTTGTAATACGGAAGTCCTACAGCCAATCCTTCATTAAGTTTATCTAATAATTCATCAATCTGATAATCTAATGAATAGCTTTCAACATCTCCATCTATATTTACAAAAGTATGATTAAGTAATGTTTCAAGTTCTGAATATATATCTTCAGCACTCATATCTGTATATTCGGAAAGCTTATCATAAACAGGAAATCCATTTTTAATAAGTTTTAATACTACATTCCATTTGTTTAAATCTTTTATATATCCATCTATGTTTTCAACTTTAACATAAGCAGTTGCTTCATTTATTTTTTCCCAACCACCATATTCTTCATATTTTTCACGAAGTTTATCATGTTTTTCAAGATATAAACCTACTGTTATTTCATCAAGTATTGGCTTTTGTTCTTTTATTACAATATCATACGCTATCTGATAATAAACCTTCCATGTGTTTTCTGAAATATCTTCAAGTTTTATTTCATAATTAAATAATAAATCAGGTTGCTTATAAAAAATTGAAATAATATTGGCTTCACAAGCAAGTTTATAACTTCTTATTTTCTTAGCAGCGTTTATTTGTTCTTCTTGAAATGGTGTCAATTTTGATTTTTTATCAGCCAAATAATCACCTCATTTACCATAGTTTTTCTAACTTTTTATTAGGATTTTTTGTATTATTACTTGATTTGTATTCAGCTTTATCATTAACCATAATTGATAAATCTAACTCGTTTATCTTTTCTTCTGATTTTTGTTTATTAGATATTCTCTGTACAACATCATTAATTTCTTGTTCAATAAATCCCATAATAAGATTGATTTTATGGCTCTCATCTTTAATTTTAGCTGAATTATTAGTGAAATAAGTTTTAATTTTTGTTTTGCACACTTTACAAGTTAATAATATTTCTTTAAAAGAATATTTTGCATTAGGTTTTTGTTTTTTATTTGAGATAAAATTACCTTCTGCTAAACCCTTAAGTCTTAAAACAAGAAATTTAGGGAACTTCATATCTTTAGTATAATCGAGAATATCATATTTTACATAATTACATAAATCAGACCAATCTTGTTTTTCTTCATTAGTCATTTGTAACCTCCTATTGTGTATTACTGAAACTCCAACAGCTAAAGCACGTTGGGTTCTTGAATACTTAAACTTCCAATATATCACGAATGATATAAAGACTAATTTATTTCTTCAAGACTTTCACTAACAAACTCACCATTGTGA